ACCACCGTCCTCGAAATGAAGACCTCCAAGCGTGTCGAGGACTGGAAGGACGATATTCCTGAGTATTACGCTTTACAGGCGGCGTTGTATGCTTACCTTCTCGGCGTGGACGAAGTTATCATGGTCGCTTCCTTCCTCGAACCCAAGGACTACGATGACCCTGAGAAGTTCGTGTGCAGCGGTGAAAACACCATCACCCGTCCCTTCAAGGTGTCCGAGCGGTATCCTGACTTCGAGAAGGAATATGTAAAGCCTGCCCTGAAATGGTGGAAGGACTTCGTTGAGAGCGGCATTTCTCCCGCCTTTGACGAGCGCAAGGACGCTGAAATCCTGAAAGCCCTCCGCACCAACAACCTGTCCCCCGAAACGGACATGGCGGCACTGGTTAAGGAAGCCGAAGACCTGAAAGACACCATGGAACGAATTTTGGCTCATGAAGGTATCCCGGACATGGAAAAGCGGTACAAGGTCGTGACTGACATGATTAAGAAAGCCGCAATCGCTCAGTTCCGTGACGGTGACAAGAAGGTGTCTATCGCTGGCTCTACCTATAATTGGGAAGTCAGCCATACTTCCACCACGAAGATCGACAAGGACGCTATGAAAGCGGACGGTATTCTGGCGAAGTACACGACCACCGAGGACAGCTACCGCATTTCCCCGAAAATTATCAAGGAGGATTGACCTATGAAGTTTTCCAAGTTTGTGAAGTCCCTCGCCCCTGATGGCGGCGCTATCTACGAGTACATGGACGAACGCTGGCTTGCTTCCCCGTCCGTACTTATGCTCATTCCCGATGGTATCCGCAGCGTGACCGGGTACAGCAACGAGAAAATGCCTGACGGCATTGGTCGCCTGATTTCTCAGGTCGGTTGCACCGAGTACGCCACGCTGGTCAAGGCAATCATGCCTGAGCCGGACGGCGCAATCAAGGATTGTGTCCGTATCTTCGCTACGCAGAACAGCACCATGACCCTTCCCATCACCAACGATGACTGGTCACTGATCGAGAAGTCTGACTTCTGCGAAATCTTGTACGCTTACGATCTGGAAAGCGACAAGAGCGTACCGAAAGCCCTGCTGGTCAAGCAGTACGCCAAGTACCCCGATGACGAAGACCAATTGGTTGGTATCATCTTCCCCTGCGAGTACACAGAACAGCTCAATTTCTACACCATGAAGGAGGACAAAAACAATGGCTAAAATCGGACTCACCGAGGGTTTCACCCTTATTCCCGAAGGTACTCATGTCTTTCAGATTACCGATGTGAAGTACAAGGAAGACTTCGGCAAGCTGGAAATCTATATGCAGACGCAGAACGGCAGCAAGCACATCGAACGCTTCTCTCTGCTGAAATCTGATGGCTCTCCCAACGAGGGTGCATACAACGCTTTCAGCTACTTCGCCAAGACTGCGCTCGGCAATTTCGACCTGACCGAGATCGACCACACCGACCTGATTGGTCACTTCATCGAGTGCGACATCGAACATGATGTTCAGGAGAACAAGAAGAAGCCCGGACAGAGCATTACCTTCGTCCGTTTGGCTGATAAGCGCCCCTCTGAGGGCTGGGGCGGCTCTGGCAATACGGTTGCTACCCCCACTGTTAAAACCGCTCCTGCGGCTTCTCAGACGGCTCCTAAGACCCCGATGGATTTGGCAGCTCTCCTTGGCTGATACCGAGTGCGAGGGAGGGCTAAAATAAAACGATCTCCCTCGCCAATGGTATGTTGAAAACTATGTTAAAAGTGAGGATAAGCTACAATGGCAGAAGCCTATATTTGTTCGCTCTCCAAGGTTCAGCGCCACGCTGAAATCTGCAAGGAGATCAACAAGCTCTATGAGCAGAAAAACCATGACTACGGCGACAGTTTCCACCAGACCTTTGTTGAAGAAGGAATGGCGATGGCTCGTATTCGTCTGGGCGATAAACTCAGCCGCTTCAAGACCCTTTCCCGTGGCTGTGAGCAGAAAGTCAATGACGAGTCTATCCGGGACACCCTGATTGACCTTGCCAACTACGCCATTATGACGGTGCTGGAAATGGAGGTAGCGGAAGATGTTGCAGATTAAAACCATTCGAAACCGTCTGGACAATCCCACCCTCTTTGACGATGAAGTAAATGCGGCTCTGCGTGATGGGTGGACTCTGAAAAAGAGAACCGTTCTGCGGCCTATCGGCCAGTCCGAGTCCGTCTATATGCACACAATGTTGTATGCAGAGTTGGAGAAGGAGGTCGCTGACGATGACGCTGAATGATTATCAGAAAGCCGCCGAGCGTACCTCCGGCAACCTGACTTCGTGGGATAAGGTTCGCAACGGCTGTTACGGTCTGAACGGCGAAGCCGGAGAGTGTATCGACATTCTGAAAAAGACCGAGTTTCAGGGCCATGACTTCAACCCGATGAAGATGGTTGACGAGCTGGGCGATGTTCTCTGGTATGCCGCACAGTTGGCGACCGGCTTGGGTGTGACCCTCGAATATGTGGCACAGCACAATGTCGATAAGCTGCTGGCTCGTTACCCTGACGGGTTCGACAGCGAAAAGAGTATCCATAGAAAGGAGTACGAAAATGCCTGACTGCTTTTCCAAGTCCGAAGCGACCGATTTTCTGAACTTCATGAAGCTGCCTGACGGAACCTCTGTTGTTTCTGATGACCTGATGGAATATCTGATGGCCTACGGCTTCTTCACAGCTCCCGCTTCCACCAAGTATCACGGCAATTATGAGGGCGGTCTTCTGGAACACTCCTACATGGTCACGAAGTACCTTCTGACGCTAACTCAGGACAATCATCTGATCTGGCGCAAGTCCCGTTCTCCCTACATCGTGGGTATGTTCCATGACCTGTGCAAGATCGACCAGTACCGTCACCCCGTAACGGGTCACATTGAAGAATTTAATGGTGGGTGTACCCCAATCTATGACGAACAGGCGTGGGAATACAACCCCGACACCCTTCTGAAAGGTCACGGCGATAAGTCCGTCATGCTTCTCTCTCAGTTCTACACACTGACTGATGAAGAAATCATGTGTATCCGCTATCACATGGGTGCTTTCACCGACAAATCTGAGTGGAATGACTACACCAGAGCAGTCCGCCAGTACCCTAATGTGCTGTGGACGCATCAAGCCGATATGCTGGCAAGCCATGTTGCGGGGGTGTGAGATATGTATACTCCAACAGTTTCTTTCGATTTTGACGGCGTAATTCATTCCTACCGAAGTGGGTGGAAAGGTGCTACCGTTATCCCTGACCCTCCCGTGGAAGGGATTAAGGAGGTCATTGAACAACTCATAAGCGAGGGTTTATGTGTGGTCATTTGTTCTTCTCGTGCGGAGTCTTTTGAGGGACAGATAGCGATTGCTGAATGGCTGAAACACTACGGGTTTCCAACGGTACAAATTCAAGCGAGAAAAGTTCCTTCCATCGTTCATGTCGATGACCGCACAATTTGTTTCAATGGTAGAGCTGACAAGCTCTACGAGCAGATTGTCAATTTCAAACCTTGGTATGAAAGGGAGTCTGAAAGTGAAAATCATTGAACCTTCTGTGGAGCTTATCAACGCTCCCGATTATAAAACCCTTCTGACTACCATCGAAGCCGCAGGGCGCACCTGTTACAAGTCCGAGGACAAAATCACGGACGGAAGCGCAGAGAAGTTCGTCCGGGGTATCATCAAGCGTGGTCACGAAGCCGTCATTGAGCATGGCTCTCTCACTGTCCGCTTCATCTGCGACCGGGGCGTGAGCCACGAGATCGTCCGTCATCGTCTGGCGGCGTTCTGTCAGGAGTCCACTCGGTACTGCAATTACGGCAAGGAGGGCTTCGGCGGCGAGATCACCGTTATTCGCCCCTCCACCTTCTCCAAAACCGACTCGACTTACCACATCTGGAAGCGGTCGTGCGAGAACGCCGAGGTTGCCTACTTCGATTTGCTGAATGAGGGTTGCACCCCGCAGGAAGCTCGATCTGTCCTTCCGAACAGTCTGAAAACCGAGGTGGTCATGACCGCTGATCTCAGAGAATGGCGGCATTTCTGCCGTATGCGCTGTCCCGTAGCGGCTCACCCCGATATGCGGGTCGTTGCCAATATGCTCCTGACCCTGCTGAAACAGACCTATCCCGTCTTCTTCGAGGACATTGAGGTATGAGGATTAAGAAGGCTGGCGGTAAGGTATTCGGTGCGGTCTTAACTGCCGCCGAGAAGAAAGCGATGGACATGGAAATCAATCGTCAGATTGTGGAAGCCGACAGGCGCTACGCCGATGACATTGACGCTATGGTGCTTTATACCCTCCATGTTCACCTTGGTTTCGGCAAGAAGCGCCTGCGGAAGTTCTATGACGCTTTCTCTGCCGAGCATGACCGCCTTATCCAGTATTATCAAATGCCGGACGATTACACATGGCTCTGCAAAGAGATGTTGAAACGTATCGGCGTTGATGTTGAAGCATGGAACCGTGAAAGGAGAGAACCTAATGAAGCTGAAAAGCATTGACGGCAAAGTGTCGTATATCATGGCTGCTGGAAAGGACTTCGTGAAAGATGAAATGTCGCTGACGGCGGCAGAGCAGATTTGTTCCCGTGGAACGCAGACCGCCAGCAAGCTCTTTCCCGATTTCCCCATCTGCGTAGATGACAAGTTCTATTTCGCTGGAACCTCGACAAAGCCCAAGTCCAGCAAGTCTAAGACCCCTTGCGAGGGCTGAGATTTTCAATCTTCCTGTGGTTCGTCACCATTGTCGCAGTCCTCTGTCTGAAATCACCCACGGTTGAGGTTGAAGAACCTTCTCCCGTTGTCGAGGTGGTAGAGGTAGTCACCCCGGAGCCAGAACCGGAAGTGACACCTCAGCCGTGGACAGACGAGGAAGTGATTGTACTGGCGAAAATGCTATGGGGAGAAGCCAGAGGGGTTAGCTCTGACGCTGAGAAAGCCGCTTGTGTGTGGTGTGCGCTCAACCGTGTCGATCACGGCTACGGCGACATTATAACGGTCGTAACTACACCCAAACAATTTGTAGGGTACAACGAGGAAAACCCGGTCGATGATGGTTTGATTACTCTCTGTATAGATGTACTGACCCGCTGGTACGCAGAGAGAGAAGGTCAGGTTGAGGTCGGTCGTGTCCTCCCTGCGGATTACCTATGGTTCTCTGGCGATGGCGAGAGAAACCACTTCCGCAACGCCTACCGTGGCGGCGATAGATGGGACTGGTCTTTACAGAGTCCGTATGAAAGCTGAGGTAAGCCTATGAGCTATTTGAATATACCCGCTGAACTTCGAGGGGAAAAGGCATGGGTCAATGTATGGGACGGGTCAAAGGTTCCCATGCAGGCCACCGTCAGAAAGGCGGCTTCTTCATCTAACCCGAATACATGGTCAAATTACATTGACGCTGAACACAATGTTCAGCACGGCTACTATGACGGTCTTGGCTATGTATTTCACGATACAGGGGTCGTAGGTATCGACATTGACGATGGCTTTACTGATGGACTTCTGAACCCTCTGGCGGCTGATATTATTGGTCGTTGTCACTCCTACACGGAAAAGTCCCGAAGTGGGAGAGGGGTTCACATTCTCGTTCGTGGTGAGCTGCCCTTCAAAGGCAAGAACAACCGTGCCGCCGTGGAGATTTACAAGAGCAATCGGTACTTCATCATGACCGGCGAGGTTTTGATCTTCTCCGAGATCGTTGAAAACCAGTCAGCGATTAACTATGTGATCGAGAAGTATTTTCCTGACACACCGAAAGAAAGTAGCTCAGGTACGGTCGCCCCTCAGCGTATCTATTCTCCCATCTACCGCCGCCCCGAAAATGGCAAGCTGCATTTGAAGCCCGAATACCCGCCTATCACACCGGGAAGCCGGAACCTCAGCCTGACTTCTCTGGCGGGTCAGCTTCATAACCAAGGATACACCAAAGCAGAGATTTATAAAGAGCTGCTGTACGCCAATCAACAGGCTTGTAAGCCCCCTCTCCCTCAGTCCGAGGTCGAGTTGATTGTTAACAGCGTGACCAGATACAGGAGGTAATTATGAAACCTTATCAGCGTGGCGATGTTGTTGTCATTGATGTTCCTATGCTTACCAACAGTCATATTCAGGCCGGTAAGCGTCCGTGGGTGGTTGTGCAAAACAATGTCGGCAATCAGTTTTCTTCCACCAGCATTGTTGTTCCCCTGACCACTAAAATCAAGCGGCTCGAACTGCCGACCCATGTGGCTGTCACTTGGGGTTCTTTACAGCCGAGCATGGTTGAGTGTGAACAGGTGCGTGTCGTAGATGTGTCCGATGATTGGGAATACATCTGCACCTTACCGCCTGAGATCATGCGCCATGTGGACACCGCTTTGAAGAACGCTTTCTTCTATGGGAGGGGTGTAGACAGTGGAGAGTGAAAAGAAAATCTGTCCGTTGTCTATGAGTTGCCCCGAAGACATTCCCCTCTGCCCCTGCCAGAAACAGCGGTGTGCATGGTGGGACGAAGACTCTCAGGACTGCGCCGCCTTGGTGCTGGCGAGAGCGATGAAGAAAAGGAAGTGAGAAAATGGCTGATGAAATTATGACTGCCCCCGAAGAACAGGCTCTTTTTCAGCTCTCCAACGGTCGCTACATCATGGACGAAGCTCAGTCCAGAGTGATGTTTCAGATTAAGGAAGCACAGCCAGAGCATAGCCACCCGATCAGCGGCACGGGGTATTCGTGGGACGAGTCCGGCATGGCGGAGCTGTTCTCCGAGTGCTACAAGAACGATACCCGCTACTGCCCCGAAGCGAAAAGCTGGTTCACCTACTCCGAGGGTGCATGGCGCAAGGATACCGGCTCTCTGCTGGTAGCGGAGAAGATTAAAGAGTTCTGCCGCCTGATGGCTCTCTATTGCGGCGAGATCGCCAATGAAGAACGCCGTACCGAGTACATGAAGTTCATCGTAAAGATGGGCGACCGGCGCTTCCGTGACCGGCTGATGAAGGACGCTGCCAGTGTGCTTCCTATCGCTTCGGCGGAGTTTGACGCAAATCCCTATCTCATCAACTGCAAGAACGGCACTTTCGACCTCGAAAAAATGGAGTTCCGGGAGCATGACTGGAAAGACTTCCTGACCATGCAAACTAACTTCAACTACACCTTGCAGGACGCACGGTGTCTCCGCTGGGAGAAGTTCGTTGCAGAGGTCACTTGTAATGACGAAGACAAGGCTGACTATCTGCAAAAGGCGCTGGGGTACTCCATGCTGGGTATGGCGAACGAAGAATGTATGTTCATTCTCCACGGCAAAACCACTCGCAACGGCAAGTCTACCATGCTCTCCGCAATCCACCACCTTCTCGGTGACTATGCTTCTGTGTCTCCCGTGTCGATCATCTGTAAGGCAGAGCGGTCGAAGAACGCCGAAGCAGCGAACCCAATGCTGGCTTCCCTGAAAGGAAAACGGTTCGTCACGATGGCAGAGAGCAACCAGTATGGCAAGCTGGACGAGGAAACGATCAAGCAGCTCACAGGCGGCGAGGAAATCAAAGCCCGGAACCTCTATGAGACTGCCACGACCTTCCTGCCGCAGTTCACCCTTTGGCTTTCTTGCAACGATCTTCCCACCGTCAGCGACAAGTCCCTGTTCGCTTCCGACCGTGTGCGGGTCATTGAGTTCAACCGCCACTTCACCGAAGCGGAGCAGGACAAGAACCTGAAAAATGAGTTCCAGACACAGGAAGCTATGCAGGGCATTTTCGCTTGGCTGGTCGCCGGATACTTCAAGTACAAGCGGTTCGGTCTGAAAATGTCCCCCGTCATGCGGAAGGTAGTCAACCAGTACGAGCGTGACAACGATCTGTGCTTGCAGTTCCTCGAAGAACGCTGTGAACAGGCTGAGGGGGTCAACACCCGCTCGAAGTCTCTGTTTGACGCATACAAGATTTGGTGCAAGTCCAACGGGTACTTTGCCTGTTCTGCCAAGCGGTTCAATGCCGACATGGAAACGCACCCTGAGTGGCACGGCGGCAAGGTCGTGTATCAGGGCTACCCCGTCTACAAGAACCTCAGACTGAAAGGAGCGTCTTAATGAACCGTTCATGCAATTCTATCCTCTGCCGCTTCGGTATCCACACAGCAGACCCGTATGTTCATATTCAGGTCAAGTGTCGTAATGGTTCTCACCGCTGGCAGAGCAATTATGAAATCTGTAAGCGGTGCGGCAAACGCCTGAGAAAAATCCGCATTGTAAAGGAGCGTCCGTGATGAAAATTACTCTTGATATTCCCGATGGCATTATTGCGGGGTTCTTCAATGGTGTAGAGGTCACGGCTCACGGTATGCAGTTGGTGTCCTATCAACTCAGCACTGACGATCTGAAAGATGGTAACACCGTAAAACTCCCTCGTGAACAGGAGGTGACAGTATGATTGCCACCAATGAAGAACTCGCCCTGCTGGAAAAGTGGAAGCGAAAACTCTGCTTGCAGGAGTGGCGGATAAAGCTATTGACCCACCTTCACCCGGAAGAAATGACGGTGCGTAATACCGCAGGCTGTACCGAGTGGTCAGAAGCAATTAAGACCGCTCGTATTGAGATCATCAACCCTGCCTGCTACGGCGACCGCATTGTGCCGTTCGATTTTGAAAAGACGCTGGTTCATGAGTTGCTACACCTGAAATTCTCCTTCTGGTGTCAAAACGAAGATGATGTTGGCGATAGAGTCATGCACCAGATGATTGACGATCTCGCAAGAGCTTTGACGGAAGGGGACAGCGATAATGAAGCCTGAATACTGCCCCGACTATGTAGGTGTTGCCTGCGTTGATGGCACTTGCCCTGTTGCCAACTGTGAAGAATACGCTGAGCGGTGTATGCCTGTCATTTCCTGCTGCCGGGACTGCTTCTATTATAAGGGTTGTGAAGACTGTGCAATCTCTGACGATTGCGACCGAATGGAGGATAAACATGAGTAAAAAGTGTGTATGTGGCAATGAAATGACTCGTGAAGACTGGAAGCACGAGTGGGTCTGTCATCGTTGTGGACGAAAGCGGCCTATCCCACTACCCCCGATGTTCACCGTCTTCATGTGCCGTAAATGTGAACACCTTCTGTATGTTGAGGAAGACGAGGACTTTCCTCAGAAGCTCGGAAAAATCGCCGCAAAATCCTGTCCCTGTTGCGGCGAACAGGAAGAAGGTCTGTGGAGACTTCTTGGCAGGGCAGAAGGGTTCGAGGGAACCGTGTTCACGGAGGAAAGCGATGAAGACTGAGAAAAAGAACCTTCGCCGTATTTCCATCGTAGTCACGGCACAGACCAAGGGCAACCTTGAACGGCTGGCGGCGGTCTGCGGCTACTCTGAGATCGGTCGAGTGGTTGACAAACTCACCCGTGAAAAGATGATCTCCCTCCATGACTTTGAAAGAAAGGAGAAGTACCATGAATGATGTAATGGAGCAAATCAAAACGCTTTCTGCCACCTTGGACGAGGAAACCACCCGCTTTCACCCTACCGGCAGACTGCTGTTGCTGGGTTCCTACGAGAGCGTATTTCTGAAAGCGGTCAAGTGCAAGGCTGACCTGTTAGACATTGACTGTGACCTCACTCAGTACCCTTGCCCTCCGTACAAGGCCGTGGTAGTGGACAGAGAAACCGTCCCGTCTGACATTAAGCTCACCGCCGAGGTTGACATTGACCATTCCTACTCACAGGGAATGTCATCGGTGTCTCAGGCGACTTTGGCGCTCCTGCTGGCATTGGACTTGGTTCACGCTAAGGACATTACCATTGTAGGCCGGGGTCACGCCGTTCAGAACTTGGCAAAGTACCTCACCCTCGGTAACGCAACTGTGACGGTGGCGCACTCCAAAACCAAGAGTCTCTTGCAGACCACAATGAACCGTGATGTGGTGATCTACGCCACGCCGACTATCACGAAGGACATTTCCTACAACACCCGTGATCTGGTCATCGACTTCGGCAACAGCGTTCCCCACCCTGACCGCTTCAACTGTCCCTATGTGAACAGGATTGGTCAGCTCACCGTGAGCGTGTTGCTCAACCGCTTTGCGAGAAAGGAGCATAGAGCATGAGTGACATTCTGACAATTATCGCCGCCGTTGAATGGATTGTTGTAGGCTGTCTATTCTTATGGCGACTGCGCCACTGGAACCGCCGCTTTTCGGAACTCTATGACGAGCTGCGAAAGGAGATTGGTAATGACTAATCTGGAAGCGGTAATCGTGATAGCTATGGTGAAAAACAATTTGAATGTTACCGCCGTAGCTAATACCCTGCCCATGCAGCGTAATACTGTTCTTTATCACTTGGATAAAATCGAGCGAGAAACAAAATTAAATCCTCGACACATTCATGATCTAATTGATCTTTTGGAAATTGCCTTGGAGGTGTTATAGAGTGGGTCTTGATATTGTAGTCATGGAACGCAAAGATGTTCGCTGCCCTCATTGTGGTGAGGTCATCAATACGGTGGACATCGCCAGCACCGACAGCGGCGGTCGTGCGTGGTATGAGTTCTTGGAAAATATCGGGTACTGTGTTCCTTACGGCAAGCGTACCGAAGAAAAAGATTGGAACTGTTTGGACATGGTTCTTGACAACGAGCAGGCAAAGCAGCTTGCAGACTACGCCGTGAAGAAAGAGGTCTACAACTGGGACGGTGTGGAGAGAGAGTTGTGGCGGAAGCACTCGTTCACGGAAACAAGGTGGTTATCAACGCCGACTGGTAGTTAGGTGACAAAGGTGATAAAGGTGAGTGTTTTTGCAAAGACTTTTTTCAAATTGGCGTATTTTGAAAAATTGTTTTTCGTATTTTAGGTGAGTTAGGTGAGTAATCAGGCATAAATGCCTATAACTCTCTCTTATACGCGCGTATATAGAAATAGTTATAGGGAAATGCACCCGATTACTCACCTTTATCACCTTGGCAACTTTGAAAGGAGAAAACGACTATGGCAGATGAAATTGTGAAGAAACGCACTCGGCCTGATCGTAAGGAAGCCATGAGCGTCCATACGGAACCGGGTGACAACAGAAAATATTTGCAACATTCGATGGTCATGTTGGACTGGCCTGATGTGAATGTGAGAGAACCTGAACAGGTCAAAGAGCGTATGGGAATGTACTTTGCTCTGTGCGCTCAGGACGATATGAAGCCCTCTGTTGCTGGTATGGCATTGGCTTTCGGAGTTGATAGAAAGACGATATGGGCATGGGCAAATGGAGTGGATAGTAAGACGCTACCCGCCGAAAGCCGTAACTTAATTAAAAAGGCGTATCAACTTTTGAACGCTCAGATGGAAAGTTATATGCAGAACGGGAAGATCAATCCGGTCGCCGGTATCTTCCTGATGAAGAACAACATGGGCTATGCGGACAAGCAGGAGGTCGTGTTGACACCCAACCAGCAGCTCGGAGATCAGGTTCCCGCCGAGGACTTGGAGAAGAAGTATCTCGAAGATGTGGTAGGTACGTCCAGCGACTATGACCCGGAGGACTGAGCGACTTTCACGACTTTTGCGACTATGGCTTACGACTATGCCGAGCGACTTTGCGACTTTCGCCCGAACGACTTTGCGACTTTCCGGCGAGGGTCTGCGACTTTGACAGAGCTGCCGATCTCCCCACGGGGTCGGCGGCTTTTTCTTTCCCCATCTGATCGGCGGCGGGTTTTACCGGGGCGGCGTGGGCGCTGCCGGGGTTCCGGCCTGATCGGGGCGGCGTTTTTCGCTTTTTATATGTATAGTACATTTTCTTTTAAGTTTTCGGACGGTGGAAAGCATCAAGAAAAAACTTGAATTATTTTTAGAAACTCTATTGACATTCAAGCTAAAACTTGATATACTCCAATCATCAAGTTAAAACTTGAAATTGAAAGGGGTTTTTACAATGACAGTTAAACAGTTTTCAGAAGTAGCAGCGGGGCGCATTTATTTGAATGATTTCGGAAGTTCTCTTTCCGCCGTTCCCGGTTCCGTTCTCTTTGATGCTATCAAAGATTGTAAGATTTGTGAAATTGAAAGCCGGGGCGGAGATTTCGAGATTACATTAGAAAAACAGCTTGTGCGGGAATGAGAAAGGAGCTTGCATCATGAAAAAGATTTTTGATTTACCCGTTTGCGGTTATGACCGGGCAAAAAGTTTTTACGGAAAAGCAAAAGTTATTGAAACGGACAACGGCGAAAAAGTTTTGCAGTCCTATAATACTTTTGTTTGTCGTATCACGGCGGCGGGGCGGTTCGTTCGTATGTGGGGCGGCTATTCCGCTACTACAATGCGCCATGTAAATAGTTTTCTTTCATTCTATGATATGAACGGCGGCGGAAAATCGTGGTGGGATATGCAGCCGGTAGAAACGGAAAAGCCGAAAGCGGCGGATATGACCCCCGCCGAAAGTTTGAAAGCCATGTATAACCGCCGTTCCGCTAACAGTATGAATTATTGAAAGGGGTATATATATCATGAAAAGAAAAGAGTTTATCGGAAAATTGACCTATTATGACCGCTTGCGTTGTTCTTGCTATGGGAACCCCCGTTTTTATGGGGAATTTACAAATGAAAGCGGGGAAATGTTAGTAGGAAAAACCGCTGTAAATGCCGCTTGTGCCTATGGTTTTTTGAATTATCAAAACGAACCACGGAAAATTATCTATCATATAACCCGGAACGGAAATATCATTTTTGATTATATTACAGTTCTGAAAGAGGCGGCGGATCATGAATAAACGGGAATATTGCGAAAGTCGGGAAAGCATTGCATATTATAGCGGCTTGAATGGGCTTGAAATCAAGGGCATTGAACACGGCATTGACGATTATGTTTACTGCGTTTCCGGGGCGTGGGGCGGCGGTAAAGCGTTCCACCGGTGCAAGATACAGTATAGCCGGAATGGGGCAGCTTTTTTCCGGGTGCATGGGTATAGGGTTCCGCTTGATGAATGCATTAGAATGGGGGTTTAATTATGAATTACATTTTCAAAACAACGGCAACAATGAAAGAATACAACAATAAAAAGTGGTACATTGACGGCGGTATTGTTTCAGATATGCGCATAGATACGGATAGCGTGGAAAATGCGCTTGAAATTTACCGGGAACGGGTGGAAGAAAAGCATTACATTACAATTTCCAAAAATGCCATTAAAAACAAGTCGGAAATGTTCGTTGATCTATCAGACGGGGGTGCAAAACAAGTTGGTTATGTTATCACTGGTAAAACAGAATTTGACAGGGGCGATTATTCCGGGTATAGCACACAGTATATTGATCTGTGGGTAACAATTCTAACTGTTGTTGATACGGTATTTTAACGGGGGTATAAAGCATGGTATACGCAAGGAAAAAGCACGGCGGCGCAAGTTGCTATCTTGTATCCCCTGATACGGTACAAGCGTTTATACGGCGTGTTACATGGGCGCAAGGGGTTGTAAATTGCTTTTGTAATATCACGGTAAAACCCTATAAAGGCCGGAAATATAATTCCGCTTTTGTTTGGGTGTGCGTGGGTTGAAAGGCGGTGAAAGCGTGTATTTAATTCTTTTGTTGCTTTTGCTGTCGGTGCAAATCCTGATTGAAATATTGAAATTGAATAAATGAACGTCGCCCCGGTGCTATTCCGGGGCGGTTGTTTTTTTTGCGCTTTTCGGCCTGATCTGGGCGGCGGGAATGGGTGACGGGGGCGGGGGATATGCCAGCGGCAGCGAGGGCGGGGTAAGCTGAAAAATACCCGCAAAAAATAAAAAGGTCAATTTCAAGAAATATCTTGACAAGTTAAAACTTTAATGCTATCATTTTCTCAGAGGTGATAATTATGACTTCCAAAGAAATTGTAAACAATCTCATGCAAGCACAAGGGGTAAGCAACGCTGAAATGGCAGCTAAACTCAATTTGACACAAGCTGCCCTTTGGGACAGACTCAACCCCAAAAAGACTAACAACATGACCGTTAAGAAGTTCAACGAAATGCTCAAAATGCTTGATTACAAAATTGTGGCAGTTCCCAGAAAAACCCGTCTATCGGAAGGAGGTTTTGAAGTTGAATGACACATTAAAGCTGATTGAAACCCGTACCATCAATGATGCCCTCGTTAATGGGTATTACGGCAAGAAAGAAGCATGGTTCACCCGTGATGAAATCGGTTCGGTTCTTGGTTACGCTGACCCCCGGCAGTCCATAGCGAATATCCACAATCGTCACAAAGAGCGGTTTTCGGATAAATCAGTCCAAATCAATTTGATTTGCACTGATGGAAAAAGCTATGACACTACCGTTTATAATTTCAAGGGCGTTATGGAGATTTGTCGTTGGAGTAAGCAACCGAAAGCCGATATGGTTATGGAAGCACTTTACGACATGGCTGAGTCCGTTGCTCGTACCGGTTTCTATTCCGTACTTCCCGATCAGGAGCTTATCGACCTTCTTGTGAAGCGTCAGAGCGAGAACCCGACATTTCTCAGAGAAGCCGCCGTTGACTTAAAATCTAAGAAAGCTCTGGAACAGCTTGCCCAAGACGCACAGCTTAGAGAATTGTGGAAACAGAGAGCTGAACTCCCTCTCGGTGAGTACAAGAGTAAACTCGATGTTATCTGTAACGGCAACTTCACCCTTCTCAGCAAGGAAATCAAGAAATACGAGAAATGGTACACCGCTTTTAAGGCTCGCAAGGTAGATTATAGCTTGTAAGCTATTAGAGTGCATAAACTCTCTATATATGCGCGTACTAAGAGAAAGTTATATAACTCAATAGCTCGTAAGCTATTATGGAAAGGAGAACGACATGACAGTAAAAGAAATTGTCTATCTGCTGTCTACGAAGCAGGGATTGACCCAAGATGACTTAGCCAATAAAATAGGCTATACCAATCAAGGGAGTGTCGCTCGTCCTCTTTCCCGTAATAGTGGAATGACCATGCAAGTTGGCACACTCATTCGCTGGTTGGAGTCTTTGGACGCTCAAATCGTCATTGAACCTCTTGACGGTGATGACGGATATGTTTTGGACGGGGAGAAAGAGTTATGAGATGGGGATATGGTCGAGTTAGTTCTAAAGGACAACGGCTCTATGGTATGTCGCTTGAAGATCAGCTTGAAAGGCTGCTGGCGCAGGGTATTGACCAAGAGCATATCCTACTGGATACCTACACTGGCACGAAGATCGACAGGCCAAAGTTTAACGAAGTTCTCTCCAAGCTGGAACCCGGTGACGAATTGGTGGTGTGCAAGCTCGACCGCTTTGCCCGTACTGCTCCCGAAGGAGCCATGTTGGTTCGTGACTTGGTGGAACGAGGTATCAAGGTCAACATTCTCAACATGGGCGTTGCGGACAATACGCCAATGGGAAAAGTTATGGTGACAGTCATGCTTGCGTTTGCCGAGTACGAGCGAGATATGATCGTTGAAAGAACCAGCATGGGTAAGGCCATGAAGCGTGAACATGACCCTGACTGGCGGGAAGGTCGCAAATTAAAAGAAATTGACAACGAGCAGTTTGAAAAACTCGCTCAAAAACAAAAAGACGGTCTTATCACCGTAGCGGACTGCTGCCGGGAACTCGGCATTAGTCGGTCTACATGGTATGATCGGTCGAGAAAGGTTGGTTGATAATGGCGTACTATCAGTTTTCATTACCCATGACTACCAGCGAAAGCTATCAGATTATCAAGACAGTCTGCGAACGGTCTTGCACCATCAAACAGGACTGTCCGAATGAGAGCATTGAGGTACGAACAAGGTTCCGCATGGGGAAAGGTTCGCTCCCATTTGTGTTTTATCTGAGGGAACTGGAAGACGGAACTGAAATCATGGTCAGCTCGGATAACGCAACGCTCACGGGGGCTTTAGCGGCGATGAACGGAAATAAGCCGGAAAGCGTTTGGGATTTGCCGGACAAAGAATGGAGCGATCTCATTGAGGATTTCCGAAAGGAATATCCTGCTTTCCCCTTGCAAGTTGGAAAGCCTGTTCCGGTTGCCGCTGAGCCTTGTGATGATGGCATGGGGCAAGAGTCAATTAGCCGGGGCAAAAATGTATCTCTCGGTAGAGCGGCGGTTGGCGGTCTGATGTTTGGCAGCGCCGGTGCCGTGGTAGGAGGTTTTAGCGGCATCAAAAAGGCCACGAGCCAATCCCGAAACATCTTTTCTGCTACCGTTCTTTTCAGGGTGCTTTACAGCAACGGAAGGTTGATTGAGAGAACGGTCAAGAAAAACAGTAGGGAATTTGCCGAGCTGATGGCAAAATCAAGATAAGACTTCCGTAAAGACGGAAGGACAGCCGAGGGGCTATCTCAAAAGAGGTAGTCCCTCTTTTTATCTGGAAAGGAAATGCACATGAATTATGAAAAACTCTCCGGCTCTATCCGAGCCGTGATCGACCGCCGACCGGGAGATAACGGGGCGTACAGCGACCTCTTTTCTCTATGCCGGGAGTGGGAAACCGAGGATTTCTCGGCGGCACATGAGGTAAACAAGGAGCTGCTGGCACTCTCCGCCGATCAGGTAGTCCGTGGCGGCGGGGCGAAGTTCTATGAACAGTGGCGGCGGTGTCTTCTCTTTGAAGCGCCCCATGATTTTGACTCCTTCATGACCTACATTGAACTCGACCGCAAGCCGGAAAAGCGGTTCTATGCCCCCCGGAAGCACTATCTCAGACCGATGGTGCAGGGGTTTCAAGATGTTCTGGACGGGAAGCTGCGTCTTTTGACGATCTCCATGCCGAAACGAGCGGGAAAGTCTCAAACGGGTATCAATTTTGTGAATATGCTCTCCGGCAAGTTTCCTGACCGCTCGACCCTGATGGAAGGGACAGGCGATGACCTTGTAAAGAGCTTCTACAATGGTTGTCTGGAATACTTGACAGTCCCTAACGAGTATCTGTTCTACGATGTATTCCCGGACGCACGACTGATACAGACCAACGCTGACTCAAAAACGATAAATCTGAAAAGCAAGTCCCGTTTCTCCACCATCATGTGTCGTTCCATTGACGCTCGGCAGGTGGGCTTGTCCGAAGCTACCAATGTCCTCTACCTCGATGACTGCGTAGAGGGTCGGGAGGAAGCGAAGAACCGCCAGCGGCTTGATGACAAGTGGGAAGTGATCTCCGGCGATATTATGGGTCGTGCCATTGAAGGTACGCCGATGGTCTTTACCGGCACTCGCTATTCCCTGTATGACCCCATCGGTCGTGTGCAGGAACACGCACAGCGGGAGGGCTGGGCTTGGAGAGCGATTGAGATACCCGCCCTCGATCTCGTGACGGACGAGAGCAATTATGAGTATGAGCGGGAGGGCAAGAAGGTCTTTACCACCACCTACTTCCGGGAGCAGCGGGAGCTTCTAAGTGCAGAGCAGTTTGAGAGTGAGTTCCAGCAGCAGCCCTTTGAAGCGAAGGGTCTGCTGTTCAACAAGGACGAGCTGAACTACTTCTTTGAGCTGCCGAAAGACCGTGACCCGGATACCATCATCGCCGTTGGCGATACGGCGGAAAGTGGCTCTGACTCGACCTCTATGCCGGTGGCGATGATATACGGCAATGCTGTGTATATCGTTGATGTGGTCTTCGATGACTCCCCCGCTGAGGTGACGAAGCCGGAATGTGCCAAGTGCCTGATCGAGAACAAGGTGGCTTCCGCTGTCTTTGAGTCCAACAACGCCGGTCAGTATTATGCCAGAGATGTTGACCAGATTATTCGAGATCGAGGGTACTCCGTGGGTATCCGCACGAAGCGCACGATCTCTAACAAGCAGACCCGTATCGAGTTCGCTTCCGACAACATCAAGAAGAACTTCTACTTCAAGCACCCCTCCACCTACAAGCGGGGCAGTCAGTATTGGAACTTCATGAAGGAAGTGACCACCTACACCCGCTCCGGCAAGGTTCCACACGATGACGCTCCTGACTCCCTCTCCCTGTTGGAGAACGAAATCCGTATGCTGTCCGGGGGCAAGGTGGAGGTCTTCAAGCGCCCCTACTGAAAGGTTGGTTTTGACAAATACTGTGGCGAATGGTATGATGAAAGGTTGGTATTGACAACCATTGGAGAGTTTGGTACAATGATAAGAGAGATAATAGGTAGAGGGAAGGAGGTGCTGTAAGTGGGTGCGAGAGCGTTGTTTGGTCGCCGTGTGATCTATACCGATGTTGCCGAAATCAATGCCGGGAACATCATTGATGTTCTGCAAAAGGCTTTGTTCGTCCATCTGCAAAACAGCGCCGACATTGACTATCTCTATCGGTACTATCGTGGAGATCAGCCCGTGCTTTACCGGGAGAAGGAAGTACGGCCTGAAATCTGCAATAAGGTCGTTGAAAACCGAGCCAATGAGATCGTGTCCTTCAAGGTCGGCTATCTGATGGGCGAACCCGTCCAGTATGTCAGTCGTAGCGATGACGAGAACATTTCCGCTGAGGTCAGCCGTTTGAACGATTATGTTCTCAGTGAGGATAAGCCTGCCAAGGATAAGGAGCTGGCGGACTGGTCGCATATCGGCGGCACTTCCTACCGCATGGTACTTCCTGATGGGGAAGCCGATGTGGAGGAAGATGAAGCCCCCTTCGAGATTTTCACCCTTGACCCCCGCTTCGCCTTTGTGGTCTACTCCACCGCCCTCGGCAACCCCGCCATGATGGGCGTAAAGTATGTGAAGGACGAGAACGGCAATCTGATTTTCAGTTGCTACACCCGTGACCACTACTACGAGGTGGAGAACACTTGGGCGATCATTCGGAGCGAACCTCAGATTTTGGGTATTCCCATCATCGAATACCCGGCGAATAAGGCTCGGCTGGGAGCCTTTGAGATCGTCCTCCCTCTGCTGGACGCTATTAACACCGTGGAGAGCAACCGCCTTGATGGTGTGGAGCAGTTCGTACAGGCGCTCATGCTGTTCCACAATGTTGACATTAACACCGAGGATTTTCGCCAGCTTCGTGACGAGGGTGCAATCAAGTACAAGGACATTGACCCACAGTTCAAAGCTGAGATCGAGTATCTGACCTCGGAAATGAACCAGACACAGACGCAGACCCTCGTGGACAGTATGTATAACACCGTCCTGACGATTTGCGGTATGCCAAACCGCAACGGTGGTTCTTCCACCAGCGATACCGGCTCTGCGGTCATCATGCGTGATGGCTGGTCTGCCGCCGAAGCGAGGGCGAAGGACTCCGAGCTGATGTTCAAGCAGTCTGAGAAGGATTTCTTGAAGCTGGTTCTGCGTATCTGCCGTGACCTGAGCGACCTGACACTGAAACTTAGCGGTCTGGAAATCCGCTTTACCCGCAGAAATTACGAGAATATCACGGAAAAGGCAAATGTGCTGACTGCTATGCTTGCCAATCCGAAGATCGCCCCGGTTCTGGCCTTTACCCATTGTGGTTTGTTCTCTGACCCGCAGCTTGCGTATCGTATGAGTATGGATTACGCCGAGGAACAGGAGAAAAAGGCCGCTGAACTCGCAACCAAGCAGAAGGAGGTTAATCCTGATGGTGGAAACAAGGGAGCTGAAACTGACCCCGGAAGCGGTCGGCAAGATTGAGGAAATCTTAAAGCACCACAATCAGGCGGAAGTCAAGGTGGAGGACAGCTCCGTCGTGGTTATTGAGATACGCCGGAAAAAGAAATATTGAGTGGGTCAGGCAAGGGCCTGACTGACAGCCGTGGGGCTACTGATACCGAAAAGGTATTGGTAGCCCTTTTATTTTTCCTTCCAATGCCCTCGGAGTTTTCGGACAGTCCGTGAAAGCTCAGTCTTTTCGGAGATATGAGAAAGGCGAAGACAATGATTTGACCGCCGCAAGGCGTTGAATGGTCAGGGAAGACCTTAATCGCAAACGGGAGACAACCCGTAAAAACGGAAAATAGTGCTGAGTGAACAGCCTTGTTAAACGCAGGAGGTAATCATTATGGCAAAGATCGACACCAGCAAAATCACGGGCTATGCGGAAATGTCTGCGGAAGACAAGCTGAAAGCTCTGGAAGCGTTCGAGTACGAGGACAACGCCGCCGAGCTGGAAAAGCAGAAAGCCGCTGTTTCCAAGGCCAACTCCGAAGCCGCTGAGTGGAAGCGCAAGCATAACGCTCTGTTGGGTGAGGACGAGAAGAAGAAGCAGGAGCAGGAGGAAAAGTTCGCCAACATGGAGAAGGAGCTTTCCGAGCTGCGGGAAGCCAAGCGTGTTTCCGAGTTTAAGGCCAAGTTCATCGCTCAGGGCTATGACGAGGCTCTTGCCGAGGACACCGCAAAGGCGATGGCTGATGGTGACTCTGCCAAGGTGTTTGCCAACCAGCAGAAGTTTCTTGACGAGTATGCAAAACAGGTCAAGGCTGACGCTCTGAAAAAGACCCCCAAGCCCACTCCCGGTGCCGGTGGCGGTACTGGCGAGATGGATTACGCCAAGAAAATCGAGGAAGCACGGACAAACGGTGATTTCGCCGCCGTTGCTTACTACACCCGCCTGCAAGCCGAAGCGGAAGCGCAGGCGAAAAAAGAGTAAAGGAGAGTTTTTACTATGGCAGATCAGTTTGCTATGAGTTTCGGGGTACTCAATTACTCCGGTATGCTCTTTAACAAGGGCAACACCCGCACCCCTCTGAGTTCTATCATCGGCGGTCGTGCCAAGACCACGAACCATGTTGAGTTCGTGACCGGTCAGGAGTTCACCTCTGGCGGCGGCGCTCAGCCTGCTATCAGCGAGAGTGCTTCTCTGACCGCCCCTGACGCTACCGTTGTGACCCGTGCGCAGAAGACCAATGTGACTCAGATCTTTCAGGAGTCTGTGGGCATTTCCTACGGGAAGATGTCTAACATGGGTACTCTGAGCGGTATCAATGTGGCGGGTCAGCAGGCCAACCCCATGAATGAGCTGGACTTTCAGGTTGCCGCCAAGATGATGAAGGTCAATGCCGACATTGAGTACACCTTCATTAACGGCGTTTACAGCAAGGCCACTGACGACACCAAGGTCAACAAGACTCGTGGTCTGGTTCCCGCAATCACTTCCAACACTACGGCGATGGCTTCCAAGCCCCTCGGCCTGTGGGATATTGCCGACATGGTGAAGAAGATTTACGGCGCTCACGCCCCCACCGATGGCCTGTGCCTGTGGTGTGACGCTGTGACCATGTTCCAGATCAACGCTGACGCTGTTCAGAACGGTCTGACCGTGGTTCCCGCTGCCCGTAACATCAACGGTATCTCCCTGTCCAGCGTGGTCACGCCCATCGGCGTTGTCTACCTGTACCTTGGCGAGTACCTGCCTGCCGGTACTGCCCTGCTGCTGAACCTGAGCGTTCTGGCTCCCGTTTATCAGCCTGTCCCCGGCAAGGGTAACTTCTTCCTTGAGCCGCTGGCAAAGGTCGGCGCTGGTGAGAAGTATCAGCTCTTTGGTCAGATTGGCCTTGACCACGGCCCTGAGTGGTTCCACGGTAAGTTTACCGGTATCTCTACCGAGTTTACCGCTCCCACTTACAGCCGCAGCGTCTTCATCGCCAATGACGCAAACAACCCTGTGAACACTAAGGCCGTTGCTGGCGGCTAAGAGTGGCGCAGGAGTAAAACAGAGATTTTAGAAAGGAAAGGTGGAAAGCATGACGGACGCTGAGAAGTTGAAAATGGTGAAAGCCATGACCGGCGAGACAGACGAGGACACGCTTTCCACCTACCTTTCTATCGCCGGAAACAAGGTGTGCCGCAAGGCATACCCCTTCGACCCCACCGTGACCGCTGTTCCTGACCAGTACGCTCACATTCAGGTGGAGATCGCTGTGTATCTGCTGAACAAGCGGGGAGCCGAAGGGCAGACCGCTCACAGCGAGAACGGTATCTCCCGCTCCTATGAAGACGGCGATGTGCCGCCTACGCTGCTGAGGGACATTGTTCCCTTTGCCGCTGTGATGGGAGGTTGAGTGCATGAGAACGCTGAACCGCAACAAATCGCCCTTCTGGTATCTGCTGTATGACAGCAAGGTTCCCGCCAAGGACGAGTACGGCAACGAAACCGGCGAGGAACTGGTGGTTTACAAGCCTGCCGTGGCAATGAACGCCAATATCTCGGCGGCGACCGGCTCCGCTCAGGTGGAGCAGTTCGGTAATTTCGCAGGGTATGACAAAGTGATCGTCACGGATGACCTGAGCTGCCCCATTGACGAGAATACCGTGCTGTTCATCGACAAGGAGCCGCAGTATGACAAGAACGGGAAGCCGCTCTACGATTACATGGTCAAGCGGGTCGCCAAGTCCCTTAATTCCATTTCCTATGCGGTCAGTAAGGTGACGGTATCGTGAGTCAGACGATCAATGTTCCACTCTCCGGGAGAGGGATTGAGCAGCTGATACGGGAAGCTGAAAATCGTAAAACTTGGCTTCGAGATCGTACAACGGTTTTTCTTGAACGCTTAGTTGCAATGGGGGTTGGAATTGCTTCTGCGTGTTTCGATGACGCAGCCTATGATGGCACAAATGATGTTGTTGTATCTGCGGAATATCGAGGTGAAAATGCAAGGGCGATTGTGGCAGTCGGTAAAGCGGTTTTATTTATCGAGTTCGGCACAGGCGTGACCTATCCCGATAACCACCCGGAAGCCAGAGATCGCAATATGAAGCGTGGCGAGTACGGTCAAGGTCACGGCAAGCAACAGTCTTGGGGCTATTACGGCGAACCCGGCACGAACGGAGTGCTGAAAGAAAAGAAGAACGGCGGGTTCGTGGTCATCACTCACGGCAATCCCGCCAATATGCCGATGTACGAAACAAAGAAGGAATTGCAGTTCCAGCTTACCCGAATTGCGAAGGAGGTGTTTTCATGATTGATGTGGAGAGTCAAATCTACACGCCGATTGCGGAAGCCCTGAGAGCGCAGTTTCCCGGTATCTTGGTCAGCGGCGAGTATGTCAATGCCCCTACCCGTTTTCCCTATGTGAGCTTGGTGGAGCAGGATAACTACACCACGGAAGCTCACATGGACAGCGGCGATACGGAGAGGTTCGCTACGCTGATGTACGAGGTGAATGTCTACTCCGATAAGGCAGGCGGTAAGAAATCCGTTTGCCGAAAAATCATGAGGTTTGTGGACGATCTCATGTACGCCAAGAATTTCCGGCGCACTTCTTTGTCCCCGGTTCCCAATTTGGAGAACGCAACAATCTACCGTCTGGTTGCCCGATACAAGGCTGAAACGGACGGAACCACTCTTTATAGGAGGTAAATAAAATGGCTATTTCCACCTACAAGGTTTTTCTGATGAAGAAAGCCGACACTGGTGAACAGTGGAGCAAGCTGATCGACATTAAGGAGTTTCCTGACCTCGGCGGCGAACCCGAAATGCTGGAAACCACCACCCTGAGTGACAATATGCAGACCTACATCGCCGGTATCCAGTCCCTCGATGGTCTGTCCTTCACCGCCAACTACACGCTGGCTGATTTCCAGACCCTCAAGGCTTTGGAAGGCAAGAAGGTCAGCTATGCGGTCTGGTTTGGCGGCACCGAGAGCGATGGCACTGTTACTCCCGATGGCTCTAACGGTAAGTTCTCCTTTGACGGTGAGCTGTCCGTGTATCCTGTTGGCGGCGGCGTGAACGAAGTGGTGAACATGAACATCACCATCGCTCCTTCCACCCCCATCGCTTTCTCCGCAACCTAAGACACCAACAATCGCCGTATTGATAAGGAGGATTTATCATGGCAAAGCAGTTGACAATCAATGACCCTACTACCGGCGTGACCTACACGCTGGAATACACCCGCAAGACCGTTGAAGCGATGGAGAAGAACGGCTTTGTTGCTGCCGATGTGGAGCGCAAGCCTATGACCCTGCTTCCGGCTCTGTTTGCTGGTGCGTTCCTCGCCCATCATCGGTTCGTGAAGCGTGATGTGATCGACAGCATTTACGCTCGTATGAACCACAAGGACGAGCTGATTGCCGCTCTGGTAGAGATGTATAACGACCCCCTGCTGAGTCTGCTGGACGAGCCTGAGCAGGAGGGCAACGAGGGAAACCTGAGCTGGAAGACCGGCTGGTAAGCGACCGATCTTCCAGAAGTGAGGGGGGCGGCGGCGACCATCGCCCCGCTCCCCTTCTCGCTTACACGCCAAAGTTTTATGAGGTTTTCCCGTACTATCTTTCCATCGGCATGACCTATGAGCAGTTTTGGGAACAGGACTGTGAATTGGTGAAGTATTACCGAAAGGCGGCGCAGATCAGGCAAGACCTGAGAAATCAAGACGCTTGGCTTCAAGGGGCTTATTTTTACGAAGCGCTTATTGACGCTGCCCCGGTTCTTCGTGCTTTCGCCAAGAAGGGAACCAAGCCCACGCCGTATCGGGAAAGCCCCTATGAGCTGTTCAGTCGGCAGGATAAGAAACAGCAGAAGCAGCTTCAAGAAAAACACGATGACCAAGCCAAGGCATACATGGAAGCCTTTATGGTGTCGGTCAATAAGAAATTTCAAGAGAAAGGTGGTGGCGTAAGTGGCTGACAATGTGGAAATTCAGGGATTGGAGTTTCAGATCGTCAATGACAGTACGCAGGCGGTCACAGGACTTCAAAACCTGATTAACACGCTCAATCGTTTGAAAACCGCTACCAACGGCGGCGCAACGGGTCTGAGCAAGACCGCTCAGGGTATTCGGGAGCTTTCCAATTCTCTGAAAGGTTTGAACAGCGGTGACGCTTCGCAGAAGATCACCCGGCTTACCAATGCGCTGACCGCTCTGAGTCAGGTTGGGAATGTGAAGATTTCTTCCTCCATCGCCAACCAGCTCACGGCAATCAACACCGCTCTCGCTGGCCTGAAATGGACGGACGGCGACAAGCTGACTTCCCTTGCCAACGGCTTACGCCCTCTCTCCGAGTTGGGTAAGGCCAATATGACCACCTTTATCAATCAGCTCTCCAAGCTGCCGAAGGTGATCGAGGATTTGGAAGCGGCGGACATTGATAAGTTCACACAGCAGATGACCGCTCTTGCCGCCGCCATGAAGCCTTTTGCCGATGAAATGCAGAAGGTGTCCAACGGTTTCTCGGCGTTTCCGTCCAAAATCCAAAAGCTGATTACCAGCACGGAGAAATACAACGCTTCTGCCCGTAAAGCAACCTCCACTACCGGGAAGTTCACAAGCGGATTGAAAGCGTTGAATGTCGCCGCTGTTGCAATCACTTTCCGCAAAATCGGTCATTTCATCGCACAGGCGGTTACGGAGTCCAACAAGTACCAAGAAGACTTGAACCTGTTCACAGTTGCCTTGGGGCAGTATGCAGATGAAGCAAAAGAATATGCAGAATATGTATCTGACATTATGGGAATTGACCCGGCACAGTGGCTTCGCAATCAGGGTATTTTCAACACGCTGCTGACCGGCTTCGGTGACACGGCTGAACGAGCGCAGCTTATGAGCCAAAACCTGACGCAGTTGGGCTATGACCTTTCTTCGTATGCAAATATTCCTATCGAAGAAGCTATGTTGAAGTTACAGTCCGGTATTTCCGGCGAGTTGGAACCTCTGCGGCGCTTGGGCTACGATCTATCGCAAGCAAAGTTACAGCAAACAGCACTTAACCTTGGTATCAAGGAAAGCGTTGCCAACATGACGCAGGCAGAAAAGGCCGAGCTGAGATACTACGCCATTATGACTCAGGTGACAACCGCTCAGGGTGATATGGCGAGAACGCTGGAAGCTCCTGCAAACCAGCTTCGTATCTTGCAGGCACAGCTTACACAGGCCGCACGAGCTATCGGTAACATCTTCATTCCCGCACTGAACGCAATTCTTCCCTATGCAATCGCTGTTGTTCAGGTCATTCGAGAAATCGCCAATGCCCTTGCCAACCTTGCGGGTTTCAAGTTGACGGAGGTGGACTATTCAGGAGTGAATAGCGCTGCTGTCGGCGCTGGGTCTTTGGCTGATAATCTCGATGACGCTGCCGGTGCTGCCAAGAAGTTGAAGCAGTACACCGCAGGCTTTGACGAGCTGAATGTCTTTGCTCCCAACACGGGAAGCGGTTCCGGGGCGGGTGCTGGTGGCGCAGGCGGATTTGATTTCGATTTGCCCACCTACGATTTCCTTGGTGACGCTGTGCAGACCCGCATTGGTGAAATCAAGAAGATGATTGAGGACACTCTCGCAGAGATCACCACGATTGTTTCCGGCTTTATGCTGGCGGTAGGTGCAATTCTGGTCGTAACCGGTGTGAATATTCCGCTGGGTGTCGGCCTGATGGCGGCAGGTGCGGTCGGCCTTGCGGCTACCGTTGGACTGAATTGGACTGCTATGAGTAGCGAACTGGCAAGTACGCTGGCTCTCATTACGGGTGTTGTCGGCGGCTTCCTGCTGGCTCTTGGCGCAATTATGGCGTTCTCCGGGGCGAACCTTCCTCTTGGTATCGCTTTGATGGCCTTGGGCGGGGCAAGCCTTGTATCTGCCGCTGTTATCAACTGGCATAACAGCGACCGGCATCTCACTGACGCTTTGACCACCTTAACGGGAGTTCTGGCGGGTGCTTCTCTGGCGGTAGGCGCTATGTTGGCCTTTACCGGGGTCGCAACCGGGCTGGGTATTGCGCTGATGGCTGTTGGTGCTGTCACGCTTGTATCTGCCGCAGCTCTGAACTGGAACAGTATCCCGGACGCTCTGGCTTCTCCCTTGTCCAGAGTCGGATTGCTGGTCAGCGGAGCAACCTTGGCTCTCGGCGCTATCCTCGCTTTCTCCGGGTGTATGCCCCTCGGTATTGCGCTGATGGCGATTGGTGCTACTTCTCTGGTTTCCGTAATGGCTCTCAACTGGAATGGCCTGAGCGATGAAATCCAGAATGTGATTGCCATTATTACCACGGTCGTATCTGTGGCGTTCCTCGCTATCGGTGCGGCACTGGCGTTCTCCGGGGCGAATATCCCGTTGGGTCTGGCTCTGCTGGCGGCGGGTGCGGTCACAATGGGTACGGCTATCATGCCGAACTGGAATGATCTCTCCGACAATGTTCAGCAGAAGATCAGCATGATTACTACCGTTGTCGGCGGCGCTCTCTTGGCGGTCGGCGCTATCCTTGCTCTGAGCGGAGTCGCCCTTCCTCTTGGCCTTGGCCTGATGGCGGCTGGCGCATTGAGCCTTGGCGCTGTTGCTACCCTGAATTGGGATTTTGTGGTTAATTCCATTAAGAAAGTCGTATCGGTCATCACGGGTATTCTCAGCGGCGCATTGATCGTTCTCGGTGTCCTGCTGTGCCTGAGCGGTGCGGGTGTTGGCCTTGGCCTTGCGGTACTGGCGGCGGGTCTGTCCCTGTCGTATGCGGCATGGACGCTGGACGATAACCCCATTACTCGCTTTGTACGGCAGATGGCAAACTCCATCATTGGACTTGTGAACGGTGTCATTGACGCAATCAATGATATGTTCCACATCCAGTTCAACGGTCTGTCCGTTATGGGTATCACGCTTATTCCGGCGTTTGATATTCGATTGGTGGATATTCCGCACATTCCGTTCTTTGAAGACGGCGGTTTCCCGAATGAAGGACAGCTCTTTATCGCCCGTGAAGCGGGTGCGGAAATGGTCGGTGCGATGGGTCGCAGAACGGCGGTTGCCAACAATGACCAGATCGTTGAAGGTATCTCCGCAGGCGTGTCCGTTGCCAATGACGGTGTAATCGCTGCCATTTACGCTCTGCTGAATGTCGTTGAGGAAAAGGACTTCTCCGTGAATATTGGTGATAATCAGATCGGTGAGTCTTATGACCGTTATAACCGAGCCAGAGGTGTTCGTGTGAATACCGGCGCTTTCAGTAATGCCTACTAAGGAGGGCTGAGGAAATGCAAAGTTTCATTACAATCAATGGCACAAAGTTTCCTCAGCCCCGCAGGGGCTTAGAGCTGCTGTCTGCCACTATCGTAGACTCTGCCAGAAATGCCAACGGCGTTGTGGTAGGCCAGAAGGTCGGCAGAGATCAACAGAAGCTCAACAACCTCTTTTGGGGCTATCTGACAGCGGAACAGTGGTCTGCCATGTTGCAGATTTTTGACAAGAACTTCTTTGTGACGGTCACTTATCCCGACATGGTAAACAACCGCTGGACAACCCGAAAGATGTATCCCGGCGACCGCACGGCGACCCCGTACCATCTTGACCCGAATACGGGGCTTCCTGCGGACTACATCAACTGCAAAGTCAACATCATTGACTGCGGCGAACCGTTCTAAGGAGGTGCAGCCGTGAAACAGGTAAGCAACGCTTACAAGCTGTCGATGAAGTCTTTACTTCGTGAGCAGTCCTTTGTAGAGATCACCTTCTCTCAGGTGGACACGGCAGCGGCAACAGACGGTAATTGGGTCAGCAACGGGGCGCAAAGATATTCTGAGTTCGACACGCTGGACTACGGATATGATTATCAGGAGTCCTATGCGGCGTTGGAGCTGAACCGGTGGGCGCTGGACGGAAATACGGTCATCGTTCCTTCTTCCGGGATGATGTATGACGGCTTTGTTTCGAGCCACATGAGTGATGCTGAGGGCAAGTTCACCACCCCTGCGGTGCTGACCCGTGCTTTCAGCAATCCTCATACCTTCCCCGGTATCACCCTGACTTTTGACACTCGCTATCAGGAATGGCCTGACACCGTGACGGTTGATTTCTACCTGAATGGTGCGGTGCTGGAAAGTCTGACCCTTCCCGTAGAGGGAACAGAGTTGGTCATCAACACGAAGGTCGCTTCTTGTGACAAGATTGTGTTGACGATGGGGAACACCCTCCCGTACCGCCGCCCTCGCTTGCAACAGGTTCTCTACGGTGTGCAGAAGAAATTTGGAAACGATGACATTGTTTCCATCAAGGAGTCTCACGATGTAGACCCACTCTCCCGCAGACTGCCGCAGGAAACCATGCAGTTCGTTCTTTTGGATTACGAACACAATTATGACCCGGATAACCCGAAAGGCATTTATGCCTATCTGGATAAGAAGTCGCCGATCGCTCTCCGATACGGTTATATGCTTCCCACGGGTAAGGTCGAGTGGCTGAAAGCTGACAAGTATGTGTTGAACAGCAAACCGAAAGCCGCCAAAAATCAGGCCACCTTCACAGGGACAGGTCTGGTTGGAAGTCTGACCGGAACCTTCTACAAGAGTAAGCTCGGTTCCAAAAACTTCTACGACATGGCTGAGGAAGTGCTTTTGGACGCAGACCTGACGCTGACAGCGCAGGGTACGCACCCTTGGGTAATTGACCCGGCCTTGAAGCAAATGTTCACTACGGCGGCGCTTCCTATTGACTCGCACATGAACTGTCTGCAACTGATCGCTCACGCCTGCCGCTGCCGTCTGTTTACAGACGATGACAATATCATTCACATTAAGCCCTTCGGCGTGACTGTGGTTGGTATTTACGGCGGCGTGTGGGCGGATAACGGTCATCTGTGGTACAGCGAGTGGGACACTGTTGACCGTGGAAACAAAGTCGGTAACACCTATGCTGCGTTGGAACTGAACCGCTGGACACTGAACGGTGGAGATCAGGTCATTGTCGAAGACACCGACCCCTCCGGTCGAGGGTTTATCAGCGAAGCGATGACTGCGGCAGATGGCACTTATACCACGAAGCCGACCTTCACCAAGACCTTTGATGTTTCTCACGATCTTCCCGTGCTGGCTCTCCGTTTTGATACTCCCTTAGACGAATACCCCACCTCTATTCAGGTGAAGTATTACGCCGGGACGAAGCTGCTGGACACGCAGACCGTGACGGGTATCACTTCGGCGGAGGTGTTCGTCAACAGCGAAGCGGCGATTGACTGCACCGAGATCGAGGTCACGATGAACGGTGGCCTACCGTATCGCCGTATGCGGGTGAATAAGCTCTACTACCGTGAAACGGACTTCACACTGGACTTTGACTCGATTGATAAGGACTCCCAATCCATCGCAAAGATCGACCAACTCAAAGCGGTGTCTGTCGCTAAGTATGCGTATACGGCGGCAAATGATACCACCAAACTTTTCGAGGGAACGACCACCGAAACTCAGCTTCATGTCGAGTTCTCTGGTCTTGCACAAGATGTTTCCATCTCTGTTTCTGGTGGCTCGTTGGTATCCTCCAACATTTACGCCAGAGCTGCGGATTTGGTGTTATCCTCCGGCACTAAAACCGTAGTCATTACCGGCAAAACTCTGTCTGAGAACTCGGTGGTCGTTTCCTATCCCGTAGCTCTCGATGGAGAAATCGACAAGGAGGAAAACCCCCTTATCACCAACGATACGATGTGCGCCGCTCTTGCCGATCAGGTGAAAAAGTATCTGCAAATGCAGAACACCTATCAGACAAAATACCGTGGTAATCCTGAGTTGGAAGTGGGCGATGTGATTGGCTTGCAGACGCTCTATACCGATGAAATGGACGCATTGATCTTGGTGGACGAGATCACATTTAACGGCTCTCTGAGCGGAAAGTTGAAGGTGAAAGGTCTGATATGAGTATTATTGATAATCTCGTCTACGACCGCACACAGGCCGATGTAGACAGGGTTTTTACCCTGAAAAACAAAATCCTCACGGAAGGGCTTTCGAGCCTTTCCGCTGAGGAAAAGACCGAGTACATGGCTGGTATGAAGGGTGCTTACAATTACGGGGACATGAACCGAGTAGGACAGGCGGTAGCCTATATCGCCAACCGCATGACTTCTCTCCCCGGACAGTTGGCGGCATACCGAGCGGAGAAAGGAGTCGCTGATGACCCGATCTACCAAGTTCCGTATGACCCTTCTTCGGTGGTGGTTGCGGCAAAGACGAATTGGGCGATGGGTGATACGCCCACCCAATCTCTCGTGAAAGCCTACTTGAACAACCTGACGGTTCTCCGAAAGCAGCTCACGCTTCCCCCGGACGCACCGCTGGTTCCGAGCAGTCTGGACAATCTCACTTTTTCCACGGCAAACAACATTGAATATCTCCTGTATGTCATCGACACAACACTGACCGAGGTAGAAACCGAGCTGTATTCCAAGATCGACCGCACGGTAGATGCTTTCGCCTATGTTGGTCTGTATAACTGCGGAGAGTAAGGAGGAAATTTCATGAAAGATACTGTCATCAAGGGCAACGGTAAGTCCCGTTCTATCAAGGCTCCTACCGATATGCCTGCAACCTTCGAGGAATGGCGCACACAGCTTCTCGCCGGAACCGCCACCCTCGACATTGGTCTGAACGCCGCAGGCTGTGATGTGGTCGGCACCGCATTGACCAAGGCAAATATGCTGTCCGACACCACCAAGTCGGCACTGGAACTGAGCGGCAGCGACCCCACGGTGAATGACGCTCTGTATGCTTTGAGCCAGAAGGGTTCTCCCGCCGAGGTGCGTGTCATCGCTGATATAGGCTCGACCGTCACCATGAGCAGAGGCGGTAAAACTCTGACCGGCAAGGTTGCTTCGACCGGCTATGCCACTCTGTACCCGACCGAGCTGGGTGACTGGACTATCGTGTTTACTTACAACGGTTCTCAGAAAACCAAGGTTTACACGCTGGAAGTCATCGGTATCGTGTATGTCTATCCCTTTGTAGTTGGTGCTACGCTGGAAGCTACCTCTTGGGACAACATCGCCGCTGTTTCCAAGTTCGGTCAGGCTCCGAACTACTGGAAGGTCGGTGACAAGAAGAACATTACTGTCAACGGCGTGACCTATGCGGCACAGATCATCGGTTTTGACCATGATACACTGACCACCGCAGACGGTAGCCGCACTAAGGCGGGTATTACCTTCCAGTTGGTTGACTGCCTGAAAACCACCTACTCTATGAACGGCTCCAATACCAATGTGAACGGCTGGCGTGGTTCCACTATGCGTACCTCCACAATGGCAACGCTGCTGAACCAGCTTTCCTCTGACCTGAAAAGCGTGTTGAAGTTCGTCAACAAAGTGACCAGCGTAGGTAACAACAGTTCCGGTCTGGAAACCACTTC